ATTTAAGGGTCCAACCGGCAATTATTATATTGAGAATTCATTGGTAACTTTCAAGCAACCTGATCCAGTCTATGAACTTAATGGTCGCCTATATAAAACGGGTATTGAAACCGACAAGTTAATTGCTAAGAATCAACGACTTAACACCAAGTATATTTCTAATATTCTAATGGTTAATGATCCTAAGCATCCAGAAAATAACGGAAATGTATTTTTATTCCGCTATGGTCCCCAAATTCATAAGATGATTACTAATAAGATTAGTCCTGAATTTGAGGATGAAGAATCTGTTAATGTTTTTGATTATTGGGATGGTGCTAATTTCAAGTTACGCCTAAAGATTGGTGACAATAATATGGCAACTTATGTTAGTAGCACATGGGAAAATCCTGGTCCTATTGGTACTGATGAATATATTCAAAAGATTGCGGATCAACAATATCCATTATCAGAATTTCTTACACCAAAATATTTTAAGACCTATGATGAACTAAAGAAACGCCTTGATTATGTTTATAACAAGCCCACAACGGTAGGAACAGCGGGAGATTTAGCCAATAAGTCTGTTCCATTCAAGGCACCACCCTCTAAATCTGCTCCTGCTATTAATTCAGAGGAAGGTGAAGAAGAAAATTATGAGGAATATTTTAACTCATTATTATCTGAATAACATTATGTAGGTAATCTCCCAGAGGCATAGAACATTGGAGCATCGGTATATTGGTATATCATCGCAGACAATGCATCTATGTCTCCTGGGAAATGGGTATTAACATTTCCATGTAATCCTGCAATAGGCTGTCCATGAATAGTTTCGGCACCATTACCAGAACCCTGAACCATATTAATAACATTGCCTAATCCATTAGCCTGAGCCGCTGCTTTATCCTTTTCAACTTTACTAGATTGTTGTGCTAATAATTCACCATTTAATAGTGGTTGTTTATCAATATTTAATGTGGTAGGTTGTCCTAATAATAACGCTTTTGTTTCTGACATTTCCTGAGAAGTAAAGGTTTTTTTAGGATGTGCCAAAGTACTTCTGGATTCACCTCCAAATAAAGGTGAGAAAAATTCCTCCATTGCGGGTAAATCAAATAAATCTTTTAATTCTTGTGGTAATAATCCAGAGGCTTGTTCAGTAACATTCTTTAGAAAATCTCCTAATTTATCAAAACCTTCACTTAAACTTTTACCAACACTGTCAACTGTATCATTAAAACTGGGCATTTTACTTTTTAATGATTCCATTTTACCAATAACTTCTTCCAAGGCTTTTTCTGGATCTGTTCCTGGTGTGGCTTTTATCTTTTTTAATGTTTCTAATAACATTTTTTTCTCACCTGGTTTTGATAATCCTTGCCATTGTTTACCTAACTTATCAGCATAATCTTCTGGGTTGATATCACCTTTCATGAATTGACCAAATTTCCCATAGTTATCGGACATCATATATTTGTGTAGCATATCTTTTTGTAAATCTTTATCAAATATTCTATTTTTATCATAATTTTTTCCATGGAAATATTCAGATAGGAATCCATCATTACCATAATTTTCACCAAATAAAGTAGTACCCACCCATTGGCCAATACCTGCGGCTGAAGTACCTTTATCTGTATGTTTTAATGTTCCTTCGGTTGCTTTAGTTAATTTCTTTTGAAATACTTCTAATTCTCCTAACGACATAGAACTAACAGTTTTTCCACCCAATAAATTATTATATTTACCAGTAGTATCGCCATAAAATGCATCGGGATTTCCCTTTGATTCAGTTCTCAATAATTGTCCTATTAAATCGCCATACGGATTAATATCTAATTTAGTATTAGGAGAATAATTACCACCCATTGCTGAAGATAAAGAATTTTGAGAAATATGTTTAGCATATTCTTCTCCTTTTAATCCTTTTGCTCCACTACCATTATTACCATATACATGCCAATTTTCACCAAATGCATCACCTATTTGCAATTGATGTTGCGCTGCTAATGCTTTCCATTGTTTTAATTGTTCAGGGGTCATAGTGTTCATCCCACTAGCATTTTTGAACTTTTTAAGATATATATCCCCACCATCACCAAAACCGTGTCTGGATGAATATGGTTTTGCAACGGGAGCGCCATTAGGATCTCTATTATTATACAAATATTCTTGAGTAGTTGCTGTAGACCTTAATGCTGATTTTTCTTTCTCTGTTGGTGGTCTATAGGCTGATGATATTTCTATTTTATCTCCAAATGCTGCTTCAGCATCTTTAATAAAATTAGACAAATTTCTGGCATATTCTGCATCTAAATTTCCGACATCTACATTAGCATTTGCGCGTTTATTACTTAATGAATTTAATGTGGAACCAAAGTCTGAATTACCAGCCACAACATCATTACTTGGTAAAGCAGAAGGAATACTAGGGGCGCTTGGAGTATTATTATTCGATACTGGTATTGGTATAGATGGTATTGGTAAACGTGTATTAGGAGTATTTAATACTGAATCATGATCATTATTTCCTAATAATAATGCAGTACCAGCACCTCCAGCGGCAGCAATACCAACCTTAGTCATGCTTCTACCAACACCCTGAAAAACATTAGAATTTACTGTTTTTATTACTCCACTTACAGTTTTAGTAGTAGTAACACCAAGTTTAGGCACATTTTTTATTATACCCTGTAACACTTTTGCTGAAGACCCCGGAGTAAATACCGTAAATGCTACTAAACCAAATAGCCCCATTGCCTCCATTGTATGATCTTCTGCAAATTTGGTTAATACTTGTAAAGCAGTATTTGGCGCTTGAATGGCCAAATCTAATAAATTAACTGGGGGACTTTTTAACTCATCTATTATATACCGTTCTACTCTTGTTACTAATGCTTCCATAGCAGAATCCATTGCTACACCCACAATAGCACCAGCAGCAATACCAGCCGGTCCGCCTAACACACCAAAAGCACCACCCACTATAGCAGCATCTCTAGCACCTTCACCTAAATAGTTCCCTATACCAGCGGTTGTATCAGTAGCAACACCAGAATTTTTTAATGCTTCTTGTATAGTAGCAAGACTAGCGGATTTATTATCAGTTATAAATTTTTCTTTTGCCGCTTCAACATCTTTAATTTTTCCGATAATTACATTTTTATCTTCTAAGTTTTTTGCTCTTGCTTTAGATTGTTCTTTTGGTGATAATGTTTTATATGCGGATCTATTTGATGAATTTACATCAATATTACTTTTTTCTACTTTTAATTTTGCTAATTCCTCATCATATTCTCTAATTTTAGCACCATAAGGATCAGAGGCATCTTCTTGGTCTTGTATAAATTTTTGTTTTGCTTCATTTACTTCTTTTAATTTTTTCTGAAGTTCTTTACGTTTTTCCCCAATTTCTTCACTCTTTTTGTGTTGATCAGTTGGAGATAGAGCATTATATTCAGCAGTTGGATTATCTTTACCGCCTAATTTATTATCTTTAATAGATTTTTTTAAGTCCTCTATTTCTTGATCATAATTACGTATTCTGGTATCATAATCATTTGGTTCTTCTCCCAGTATATTAGGGATACTTGGTAAAGTAATATTAGATGTTAAGTCTACATTATCATTGGCGTAATCATATCCAAGTAATGCCGCAGCACCTCCTACAACCGTCTTTCCTCCACCAGCGGCTAATGGTAATGCGCGTCTTCCAAAATATGCTGCTGCTCCTGCTAAACCAACTCCCTGAGCGGTTTCTTGATTAACTGAACCATCTGGATTATGCAAACTATTAGCATTAAATAATTGGTCAACATCGGTTCTGGATCTTTCAAGAATAGATTCTCTACCCATTACTTGTGATGCTGCATATTCTCCACCTAAAAACCCACCAATAAATTTAGCACCTTTGGCTAATAGACCGCCGCCACCGATACGCATTGTTGCAAGTCCACCAGCCACACCAGCCGTACTAATAGATTCAGTATCAACACCATATTCCTGTAACTTTTTACCAACTTGACCACCGCCAATAGCACCAATAAATCCTAATACTGTTTTGACTAATAATCCTCCAGGAGCAAATGCACCTAATAATAATCCAATAGCACCATTAGTACTAAAGGTATCTTTTACTAATGTTCCCATCCTTTCAGAGAATTTTTCTGTTTCAGTAACATATCCACCAATATCATCCTTAAATTTAACAACTTTATCAGTAACACCTGTAAAAGAAGTTCCCAATAAATCCAAATTAGAAAGTAATGTAGCAACTCCTCCTGCAACTGCCCCCCATTTTAATACATCAGCAATGGTAATTCCATCTTCTTTTTTTTCTTCTTTAGAATCATTATTACCATGATTATTATGAGTACCTAATGCTGCTATTCTATTAAGATGCTGCATTAATTCTCTATGTCTTCTTGCTTCTCCTCGTTCCTCAGAATCATCCACACGAACATCTTCTTTCTTGGCCTCTATAATACCATCTTTAACAGCCTTTCTTAATGTTGCTTCTAATTGTTGTTGATTACTATTATTACCTATCAATAAGGAACCTAATTTTGATACTAAATCATCAAGACCACTAGAAGAAGCGGTACTTGTATTAGGATCTTTTACGTTATGAGATGGTCCAAAATTGAAAGATTGTTGTATCATATTAATGAAACTCTGTTAAAATGTTATTCTGCGTTATTTTCTTCTTTTTTCATATGTTCTTGTAATAATGTAATATAAATTTCTCTCTCAAATGGCATCATGTTCTCTATTTCGGTTAAACTATAATTATGCTGTTTCATTAATGAAAAATTCATAGTATAATAGTTTTCCAGAGATTCATGAGCCAGAATTACTAAAAAAAATTGGCTAGACCTGCTACTGTTTTAGATTGTTCTTTCTTACATACAGGACAAGTATAATTAATTACTTTACTTAATTTTGGTAATTCATCAAAATAATTCTCCATTTTCTTAAATTCTTCACCTTTCAAACTATCAAGAAAAGCAATAACTTCCTCATTAGTTTGTTCAGAAACATTATGAATTTCTTCTTCATCAAAAATAGATTCAATACAATTTGCTACTGTTTGAAACATATCATCAATATTACCACGATTCATTTGAGCATTGGTAATATCCGTTACAGTAGGATATTTCATTACTACACCAACCTTATCAAATAATATAATTTTATTATTAAAATCCTTAGGAATTTCTACTTTTAATTCAGTAAGATTAATACTAACATTAGAAACTGCTCTTTCATCATTACAAAAATCACAGCGAATTGATAAATCTACTGTTTCTCCTACTGATACTGCTCTTAATTGTGAGAAAATATATTCGAAATCAAACGATGCTAATTTATCTACATCAATTTTAGTAATGACACAAGATTGAATTACAGATTTTAATGTATCGAGCATAACGTCAACTTCATTAGTCATCTGTGCGATTAATAAAGCCTTTTCTTCCCTAACTAAAAAGGGACGATATTTAATCTCTTTTTTAGTAGATGGAACGGTTAATGTATATACAGGAGAAGTGCGGTTAGGTAACATAATATTTCCTCATTTTCAGTTTATAATGGATTGATTTGTTTCAACATTTTAGTTAATTCAGAAGTAGAACCAACAAATATAGCATTGTTATTATTAGTAATTTTAGTAATATCTGAATCTGGTTTTTTAGTAGTTAATCGTTGTTTTTTCTCAGAGATATCTAACAATTGATGGTTGATATCGGCTAATTGTTTAATGATATTTCCTACCACTTCAAACGCTCTGGAATTTTCTGATTGTTTTGCTACTTCCAGAGCATAATTTAGTGCATCTTGACCTTGAGTTAATAATGAATGAAGATTATTTCTAGTTTTATTATAATCATATTCTATAGGATCAATATCATCAGGTAATTGTATAATATGTTCACCAGTAGAAGTAATTAATTCTGTATCTGGTAAATTTAATAATTCATTAATCGCGGGTAGGTTCATTTTTTATTCTTAAAATATCTAAAGTTAAAGGTTACAGTTAGAGTAGCGATTCCGTTTGCTCTTGCTTCTAGGGTATCTCCTTCTATATTTCTGGGATATGCCTCAAATACCTGAACTTCGTTTCTAATATTATCATTAATATCTAATACTTTAATAGTGATATCACGAATATAATTATTATAATAATCAAGAATACCATTATCAGGATTTTGAATTTGTTTAGCCCATTCATCAAATATTTTTTTAACTTTAAGATCGGTATCTAAATAGAATCTCATTACTATTTGATTAACATTTTTCATCCAGGCATGATCTCTACTAATACCAAACATATTATTAGTATCAGTTACTAAAAATTGTGATGGAATAGTAACTGAATGACACATGAGACTAATTAGTTCAGAATCACCATAGGGAATAATTACCTCAAATCTATTCTGGCGTGATAAACTTTTATTTCTAACATGTGCTAAAAACTTCTCGAATGACATATATTATCGTCCTATTACTTTACTAGATTCTTTCCAAACAGTTCGCTTATTTTGACCAACAAACATTTCTACGGGTAATAATAAAGCAGTAGCCCAATCTTCTCCAGGTATCTTCTTAAATGGCGATCTAACATTAGCACTTAAATATCTATGTACACAAGGTTCTGCTAATCGATGTTGAGAAAGAGATTGAATATATTGCCATGTAATATTTAGACGAGTAGCATCAGTATAACCAGGAGCAATTTTTAATGATGTTAAAGAATCCATTAATTTTATTCTTAAATCATAAATTAAATAATGCATATTTAAGCCAATGAAACCATTTTTAGTCATTCTAAAAGGAAATATTAGTGGAAATCTATCCCAATAAGGTAATGTTGCTTTATATTTAGCATCATAGAAAAACATATACATATCACCAGGAATAATAGTAGAACGATTCATTAATGGTTTAGTTCTAATTAATGTCTCTGGTTGTAATCCATAATTTTTTAATTCATTTACTTTCTGAAAAAACCATCCTAATGATTTTTTTCTGGCTTCATCCATAGTAATAGCGTTACGTCTAAATATCTTATCGTAATCACTATGTCTATGTTGTAAATAGGTATCAATTATTCCCATTATTTTATTCCTAATTCTTTCTCAGTAAATATCTTAAATTCCCAACCTTTTTTTTCACAAAACATTCGTGCTGCTTGCCATTTTGCAGAATTAATTCCATACGTTAATACTTCATTAATATTCCTTTTTTTAGGTGGTATAGTTTGTTTGTACGGTTTTATTTCTATTAGATAAATTTTAACATTATTATCTTTATCTTTTACTTTAATCATGGCATCTACAAAATAACGATGAATAATTTTATCTTTAGGATTATCTTTAGGTGATGAGTAAGGAATAGCAATTTCTTCTGATGACCAATTAACGATAGAAGTATTCATATCACACCAATTATAAAATTTTAATTCCCAAGAACTTCGTACCCAGACATTATTAACATCACCAACATATTTATTGGCATTTTTTACTTTGTATAAATAAGGATCTTTATAAACTTTGCGCATATTACTATTTATTCAATAATAATAGTAAGTATTTTTACTATGGTTGAAAATAATGTTTGACAAGGGGTCTAAAAAGGAGTATTATTTATCTGTTGTCCGGTTCAAGGGATACTATATTAATTAATATTAAGTATTATCTAATATAAATTCATTATAAAGATGCTCTAAATACATTATATATAAATATCATGTAAGAAATCTACTAATAAGGTTCATAATGAAAAAATTCAAAGAATTCACCAATTTGTTAGAAACTCCTATAATGAATAGTTATTGGACTAAAGATAAAATTAGTATATTATCAGATACGGCAAAACAAAATATTAAAGATTCTACATATCCTGAAAATAAAATAGACAATAATTTCTATTATAAAATGGTTAATGGCGATCATGCTTATTTTAATAAAAATAATGATAAAGTAAACGCATTCTCAATTGTTACTAAAGACAACATTCATAAATTGACACATAAAGGCACAGATAACGCTCAACAAATACACAACTTTATGATACACCACGCTGAACAACATGGTTCAATAAAAACAGATACAAATAATACAAAGGGATCAAAACATTTATGGACCTCATTAATAAAATCAAAACCCATTAATAAAAATTTTCATTATTTGAACTTAAACACACAAGAAAAAGTTTCAGTAGATTCAAACAACATAGACGATGTTTCCGATAAAATTTGGGGACGACATTCAAAATTTAATAATATACAATTGGTAATGACACATCATGACCCAGCCTGAATTTGAACATATAATACTGCCTTTTATTGATTTCTACTGGAAACGCACTTTTTATCACACATGGCCTAA